CTTCATCGCGGCGATAATTCGCCACGTATAAAACTTCGGCGAGACGATCACACTCACGGGTGTAGATCTCCCAGTAGTCCTTGTCCGCTTTTAACGGCTCGGACTGGAAGATCGCTCGATCCGTGTCACCCGTAATGCGTTCAACACGACTGGGTTGTGGCTGATCTTCAACGCGAAAGACTTGCGAAACCTTAAAAGATTTATCGCAGCGGTCCATATGTTCCAGGATGCGCGAATAGAAATAACTATCCGGCACTCTGGCCATCGCCTCTTCCAGGCGGGCAATATCACCCGCCGGGAGATTAGCTCCGACGTTGTATCCCAAATGGAAGCGACAACGGCTTTTGTCGTAGTCGTTGAGCTCCAATGATTTTCAGCGACCTTTCAGTAATTCTATGCGAATTAGTCGATGTAAATTAAGTCGGCTCCAATCACCTCGTCCCAGTCAACACGACCGATCTTTTTAAGCTGCTCGAGATTCTTAAAACGTTCGCCAGGGAGAGACAACCTCAGCTCAACGATCTTCTTAGCCGTTGCATAGCCAATGCCTTTGACATGCTTGGCAATGCCTTCAGCAGTACCGACATTGAGGTTCAATCTCGTATCTGAAGGAATGATTGTTTCAGGAAGCTTGTCCTCGTCTACTTCTACCTCTGCACTTTGAGGTTCGATCGAGACTCCAGTTCTCCCTTTCCCAGCTTCGTAGCCGACTAAATCAGCAAGAGCTACATAAGCAACTGCCCCGCTGGAGTTTTTCACCATTGCCCACTCTTTGTCGTGGTGTGAAATAAACTCGACCAACTGGCCAGTCTTGGTGTTTTGATACAGCGCCATACATGCAATAAAAGAGGGCGGCTGGTGGCCCAGACGCCCTCATACTAGAGAATTGATTCGAGAATCAGCTCTCAGTCAAATAAGGCAGCATCGTGTTGTCGGCGCTTGCTACTTCATCATCGAGATAGTACGAGACTTCACAGATGATTGGAGTGCCACCAGATGCAGTAGAGCTCAGAGTGTTAGAGCTAGCTGCGTTGCCTGCGGATGTGCAGAGGAACACTTTCAGCGTTAGATCGCCAGAAAGAGTCGCGCCAGCACCACTACTAAACCGGCCAGTGCCAGGAGCAATAGTTGTGCTTGCAACGGTCAATGATGCGGCCACAGTACCGAGAGCGGTAGCGGCGATTTGACCAGTTGCTGTTGCTGTTGCAACTGAAGCAAGCTTCAGAGTCTCGGTGTTAGTGCCAACGAGACTGGAAGTTGCAGTGCCTACGCCTTTTTCTTTACGAGTGTCAGATACACGCAGTCCAAGGGAATAAACAGTTGCACCCTGAGGCACAGTCAGTCCAGTGATGTCAGGGCGAACCTTGTCATCAGCACGCATGTCAGGACTAGGAATGACAACGTCGAATGACGCTGCACCAGTTGAACCAACAAGCGCATAACCAACCTTGTGGTAATACACACGGCCAGGGACGGCTACAACAGGCTGACCCTGGTAGCTACTTAGATCGGTAACCCAGTTACCGGGGAAAATTTTCTTTGCCATTGTTTAGTTACTCCTATCAATAAACGAAGGAATATGCAATGGTAATGAAGTCGCGGTTAAGCACTTCAAAACCAGCAAATAGCGACC